CAGAAATTAGCAATTTCTAGGTTAATAAAATTCTTTTTAAGGCTTCCATCAGGAAGTTTTACTGGATTAATAGCTCCAGCAATGTCTTTACCCAAATGACGGGCTTTAATATTAATTAATTTATGAGTGCCGTAACCAGCTTCATTCTGTAATTCATCAAATGTTTTCTGACGAAGAATAAACATATGAGATGAAAACTGAGTGATTCGATCTGATAGGGAGACGATGCTTTCATCATCAGTTACGTTAGCCGCGCTCTTGTTTGTTACGATACCTGCGCGATTAGACTGAACTGAAGTCATCATTGAAATACATGGACCTTTGTCGCTCTTAATATCTCTTTGAATACAACGCTTATATTTATCGACCATTTCGCCAACAAGCTGCCATTCATTTTTGTTACCGCTGTTTTCGCTTGTTGTTTTAATATAATCGAAGCTGAAAATAAGAGGATTACCTCGACCAATTTTTGAATAATAAAAACGCTTCAATACGCTTATTTGAGCATCAACGCTCATTCCGCCAACATTATAATAATAAAGATGCTTGTATCTTTCTTTCAGAGATCGCCAAACCAATCTCACGTTATCAACAACTTCTGGACCAGCTTTACGCCAGTTACCGCTTTCAAGAAGATACATTGGAACTTTAGATAAAGCAGCGCACTGTCTAAAGATTAGTTCTTCTTTACTCATTTCTCCGTTATCGAAATGAAGAACTGGAACTTTATATTGCTCAGAGACTTTAGTTGTAAAATCTAAACACAGTTGAGTTTTGCCTACGCCAGAACGAGCAACAATAACTGTAATATTTCCCGGTCTGAGAAGGGAACCGTACATATCCTGAGTCTTCGGATAAGGACCGACAAATCCAAATTCAGTAACTGGATTATTTCCACGCTCTTCAATAAGAGCTTCCATTTCATCGAAAATATTTTCAGGCTGATCTGCTCCAGTTTCGTACAGATTAATTTGATCATTATAAAGTTTATCAGCAGTTTCAATAATGACGTTGTAATCAGAAGATGGAGAGATAGACTTCATCTTCTTATTAATCTCAGCGCCACACATCGCAATTTCGCGACGAATAGTGTATTTCTTCAACTCTTTAGCAACGCTTATAATAGATTCTGGGGATAACTTCTTGAGAGACAAAGATTCAATATAATCAGATGGATTGATATTGTCCTCAAAAGTTACCCCAAAATTCTTTACTCTTTGAGATATTACTACGTCATCAATTTTTTCACCGTTGTCAATTGCTTGACGAAGCACACAAAAAATAGTTCTATTTATCTTAGAGCTTTCACTCCAGAAGTCTTTCTCTGTCACGAAAGATGCAACATCTGCGTATCTTTCTGGATATTTAATCAGTCCAGCGAGCAACTGAGTCTCTAAATCATACGAATAAATCATTCCGAACGGACGTTATCACGGCTCGTCAGTCATGTCAATGGAATTCTGTTCGTTGTCTACCTCATCTAAATACTTTTCCAAAGCCTTAACTAAACCCATTTCTACGATTGGATTGGCTACTTTAGTATAAATCATGGGGCATCCATCTTGAGAGACATAAGCCACTATAAATCCTTTGGAGGATTCATCGGACCCACTGAACTCATAGAGTTTGTTAAAATAGTTTTCAGGAATTTTGAACTGTTTAAAATTCTCTGATTGAGAGTCCTTCTTCATGTTATAATATTACACCTTGACTTTCGAAAAGGTCTTTATTTATTGTATCGTTTTCGAAAATAGTTACAAGTGTAATTTCATTAAGTTCGCAGAAACGTTCTTTTTTCTTGTCTCTATTTAATTGATGAAGAAAATTCATTCTATTTTCATGGAAGAATTTAACAAAACCAGTGTGTTGCCTACCTTGAACTTCTATAGCTATTTTTTTATTAGCATTATAAAAGTCCAAGGTAAGACGAGTGCCAACAATTGGAAACTCTTCAAACACAATATTGTGTTGCCAATAGCCTCGTAGAAATTTCTTAACTTCAGTTTGAAATTTACTGCGACTATCAGCTTTCCAATCTGTTAAATAGTTGCGAGCGTTTTTGCAACGTTTCTTTTTATTACTCAGAGATAGAAATTCCATCGCCAAAATTTAGTAGGTTTTCGCTGATATACTTAAAGAAGAAATTCTTAAGTTTTTCATTGTCGTTGACAATTTGTTCAAACTTAGCTGCTCCTTGAATTTGAGCAGGAAATTCTGTAAAGCCAGCTTCCTTTAAAGTATTAAGAAACTCTTCATCAAAGCTAATCCAAGCTCCCTTCTTAATAGCGATTTCCCACATAGTTAGAAAATCAAAGATTTCCTTTTCTACCCAATTAGAAGTACCATTCTTTCTTCCATATTTAATTGGATATCGAATAGTGCAGTTAGTTCTTTCATTTGGAGATTTCTTAACAACGATCTTCACAAAGTGTCCAAGATATGGATTCTTTTGCTCATCGTAAGAAGCATTAGGATCTTCAAGAATTAGATCGCCTTTAAAACGGGCATCGAATTCAAAAATCCAATTAGCAAAATGCAGCAAAGCATTACCACCTGTAGCAGTGGTTTGACGAATTGGAGCCTTGCTGTATGGATCAAGCTTGATGTCAGCGCGAACTTGAGAAATAAATACTGCAATATGCCCACGCTTTTGAAGTGCAATAGACATGCGCTTCATAAGATCTGCTGCGATTACTGCGCCGCCAGCGACCTTTTGCGACTCTTCAAATGTTTTATCAAGATCTCCTTTTCTAATTAGACCGTCCACAGAATCTAACAGAAAGAAATACATCATCTTCTCGTCGTTCTTACCAACTAGTTCTCGCATTGCATCAAATACAGTTTCATGAATATTCGATTCAAAAACGAAACATGTGCCTTCAACCCAGTCTTCTTCATTAAATACGAACTTAACTCCAGAGCGAGTAATCATTTCATTGCTCAATCGACCTTCAGCTTTGATATAAAATCCTTTGCGCTTCTTAGGTTGATCTAAGAAGTTCTTCATGAATTGAAGAGCGCAACTCGTTTTGCCTCCTTCATTGATTCCACAGAATCGATGCAATCCAGTACCGATACCACCAGCTAGAAAGTAATCAAGCAGGAGACTGCCGCTTGAAACCTTGTAGTCTATAGTTGGTTCATAATTATAATGAGATTCTTTATTTTGCTTCAAGAAGCTTTTTAGCTGATCTTGAGATGTTGTGATCTTACTGATATCTACTTCTTCTTTATTATTCTTTTTACTCATTTTAGAAAGTCTTTAATTGTTCTAGGTTTTACCGTAATATTATAGTCTTGTCCAGCTTTTTCGCCAAGCTGAAATTCTATATTCTTTAATTCAGGTTGAAAAATATATTTCTTATATTTATCAGCTATTCCATTGGCATCTTCTCCAGCATATAAAGTGAGGCAATCAACTCTTACAACTACAACTTGTTCCCAGAATTTCATATCTGGAAACTTTTTGAGAAGAGAATTAAGTATTCTGAATTGTTTGCCCCAGAACGATGGATGAACTTTTTTAGGAATATGCAAAAGCTTATTTAATAGCTCTCTTTTATTCATCCTCAAAAGGTTACGCAAGAATATGAGACTTGTCAATAGCAAAAAACCGCTAGTTGCCTAGCGGTTTTATTTAAATTAAGCTTTTGGATCGAACGTAGGACTTTGTAGACCTGGGTTTTTTGGAGCAGATTTTTCTTGCTCTGCTTTTAGCTTTTCATCTATTTTCAAACCTTCTATGGCTGCATCTGGAGTAATGTTTCCTGATGGGGGAGCGGGGGTTTCTGGGAAAACAGCTATCTGAGCAGCTTCAGACTTTTCAGATTCTGGTGATTCACCAGCTTCTTTCTTTCCTTCTTCATTCAAATTCCCTTTCTTGCTCATTCTTTTTAGAATAGCTTTTTGAAGAGCGGGAGGAAGGGTTTTTTGTTTTTCGGTCAATTGACCTGCCATCTCATTAAGCATTGGGCGGTTTTTCATGTATGACATGCCGCACATATACTTAGCGTCACTTGTAGACATACCAGCGGTATTGATCAAAGATTCATCTTTGAGCATACACTCGCTCATATATTCGCTATGCATTTCCATTTCATCTTCTTCAATCATATTTGAAAGTGAAACTTCAGCGACGAAATTTTTATTATCGAATTTTAGATTTGATTTCATATTATTTGTTACCTTCTAGGATTTTAATTTGGTTTATTGTTTTTGTTAAAATATCGCCCTTTTTGAAATTAGCTCCTTCGTTAATGACTTCATAAGCAACTACTTTGCCCATATCATT